AGGGGTGCTCCGTGTGGGACGTCTCGAAGGTCACGGTCGCGGCGCTGCTCGCAGCCACGCTGATGAACGCACTGATGATCCCCGCGACGCCCGGCGTCGAAATCCGGGGCGTCGGCGAGATGTATCCGCTCAACGGCCCCAGCTGGTCGCTCTTCTTCGAGTATATCGGCAACCTTCTCTATGCCTTCCTCCTGCGCAGGCTCTCCACTCGGGCACTCGCCGCATGGGTCGCGCTGGCGGGGTGCGGACTGGCCGCATTCGCCCTGTGGGGGCCTTACGGCGATATCTGCGTGGGATTCGCGCTGACGGGCGACAACATCGTGGGCGGTTCGCTGCGGCTGCTGTTCGCCTTTTCGGCGGGTCTGCTGCTGTCGCGCGTATTCAGACCCGTCGCTGTCAGAGGCGCCTTCTGGATCGGCAGTCTGGCAATCGTCGCCGCAGCGGCCGTGCCGCGCATCGGCGGAAGCGAACATTTGTGGATGAACGGGCTCTACGACGCCTTCTGCGCCATCGTGCTCTTCCCGCTCATCGTCTATATCGGCGCCTCGGGCCGGACGACCGACCGGCTGACCGCCCGCCTCTGCAAATTTCTGGGGGACATCTCTTACCCGCTCTACATGGTGCACTACCCCTTCATCTACCTCTATTACGCATGGGTGAAAAACGAAGGGCTCACTTTCGCGCAGTCGCTGCCCGGCGCGGCGGCACTCGTCGCAGGGTCGGTGCTGCTGGCCTATCTGTGTCTGAAACTCTACGACGAACCGGTACGGAGGCTCCTCACCCGACGGTTCCTGCCCACACGCAGGTAGCCGCACGGCCTCAGTCGCCCATGCCGGAACCGATCGAAGGGAAGCGGTCGCACTGGCGATACTCGCCTTCTACGAGTTCGTAACAATAATGCGACCGGCCGTTGGTCAGCACCAGATAGCGGGCGCCGAGCACCGAGTTGTAGCGCACGGCCTGCGCCAGCACATGCCGGTCGATCGGTATTTCGGGCGCTTTGCATTCGCAGAGCACCAACGGCTGCGCGTCGTCGTCCACCACCACCACATCGGCCCGCTGCGGCGCACCGTTCATCGCCACCGGATACTCCTGCACGATGCGCCGGCGGGCTGCGCCGCACCCCGTTTCGAGGTAGGCGATCAGGTGACGGCGCACCCACTCTTCGGGTGTGAGCACCAGCCACATCGCCCGCAGATCGTCCCACACGAGCGTCCGTTCGCCGCGCCGCGAGGCACGCAATTTGACCGCAGGAAAATTCAATTTGGGGTACGAAGACATCGTGTTCCGAAAAAATTTGTAACTTTACGCAGGACAAATATACGAATTATGCGATACATTCCCCTCGTCACAGCCCTCTTTTCGACGCTCGGCGCCGCCGCCCAGTCCTACGACTCGCCCGCGACGGTGGCCATCGACCGCGACGCCCCCCGCAGCGAGATCGTGGCCTACTCCACGCTGTCCGACGCGCTGACCTTCGACCGCGCCGCATCGCGCTACCTGCGCCCGGTCGCCGACTGGCAGGAGGAGCGCAACGAATCGGGGCGTCTGCTCACGGGCGAGTTCACCATGCCCTTCGCATGGATCGACCGCGAACTCTTCCTGCACGTGGCCTCGGCGGGATCGTCCTACGAGGTGACGGTCAATGGCAAACGTGCGGGATATGTGCAGGACGGCGCGACGCCGGCCGACTTCGACATCACCCGTCTGGCCACGGAAGGGAAAAACCGGGTGACCGTCACGCTCTTCGCACCGGCGGTCGCCGATGCGTTGCAGCGCAATCCCGAAGCCAATCCCGCATTGGGCGAATGCTACGTCATGGCCCAGCCCAAGATGCGCGTGCGCGACGTCGTGGTCGACGCTGCGCTCGCCGACGACGGCAACAACGGCGTGCTGGGGCTGGGTATCGTCATGAAGACCCACTCGCTCAATCCCAAGACCACACGCGTCTACTACGAACTCATCGCCCCCGACTCGACGAAGGTGCTCGACGGCTACAAGGATCTCACGCTCGACATGCGCCGCGAGGATACGGTGCGCATCATGCAGGTCGTACCCCGTTCGCAGATGTGGAGCGCCGGACAGCCGAACCTCTACACGCTGATCGTGAAGACGCGTTTCGAAGGGCGGATCAACGAATACGTTCCCGTCAAGGTCGGATTCCGCACGGTAGCGGCCGACAAGGGGCGGCTGCTCGTCAACGGGGAACCCGCCGAGCTGCACGTCAAGGAGTTCGAGGCCGAACCGCAGAGCAGCGAACTGGATACGCTCAGAAAATTGGGTTACAACACGCTGCGGCTGCCTGCGGGACGCCTCTCACGCGAGCTGCTGAACCGTTGCGATTCGCTGGGATTCTATGTCGTCGACCAATTGCCGATCGACACGAGCCGCGCGGGACTATCGCGCAAGGAGGGAGGCAACCCGTCGAACGATCCGCAGTGGCTCGACGCCTACCTCGACCGCACGCAACAGCACTACCACGCCGTGAAGCGTCACCCGTCGATCGTCGCATTCTCGCTCGCCCGCGAGTCGGCCAACGGCATCAACCTCTACGAGAGCTATTTGCGCCTGAAAGAGTTGGAACCCGACCGGCCGGTCATCTACACCGAATCGGGCGGCGAATGGAACAGCGACCGGCTCGACCTGTAATTTTTTTCGAAAGTTTTTTGGAGATTAAAAAATTATTCCTACCTTTGCATTCGCAATCGGATAACGATTGATGCCTCTTTAGCTCAGTTGGTAGAGCACGACACTCTTAATGTTGGGGTCCAGGGTTCGAGCCCCTGAGGGGGTACATCAAAAAAGACTAACAAGCTGTATAATAGCTTGTTAGTCTTTTTTATTTTGCATATTTGCACCACACTTGCACCATTTTATGTATTAGAGCATTCATCTTTTCCATTTATTAGCCGCATAATATCCCGAGAACGCCACTTGTTTACGCCTCCAATTCTTATGGACTTCAAGTATCCCTCATTATCCCATCTTTGTAAAGTGCGCGGCGTGGTTGCAAGAAGTTTAGCCGCTTCATTGGCATTGAGCATTCGATCTATATTCTTAGCATCAAGCATTACCTGAGTGTGGAAACGAAGCAAATCCTTACCCGAAACCACATATATTCCTCTCCCTTCTTTAAGAGCTTTTAATAAAATATCATCCATACTTGAATTAAAATAACGGCAACCCCTGTTGCCATCCGTCGATATATTCTCAAATCTTTCTCTTTACTGCCCGCCACAAGACTGGCAAAGCACTTACTCGGACAGAAGAGATTAAAGTAGGCTGAGAATTTGAAGGATAAGATATTCCCAACCGTTTCTCAGTATCAGTAATCAATTTGGTAAGACTTGCGCGAGTAAAGTTTATGTAGATGATTGATTCATCGCGCGCCCCTCCTCTACGTTTTTCTTTTTGCTCTTTCATTGCAAATCCCGAATTAATTACTACCTTTGTTCTTGGGTGAGGGGTGATCTTTCGGGATCGCCTCTTCTTATTATATCAAACAGTTCGCCTGTTCTACTTTCCGGAATATTACATCCATCCCATCCTCTCGTTCGTACCAACGGCAGCTGCCTGTCATCTCGTTGTAAGAGCAATTGCCAAAACGAGCACAATCCCTACATGCACATCCCTCTTTATTTCGATCATACCCTACAACCTCTACGGTCTCGCCTTCATACTCGAACCGCTCGCCGACCGGACGGGTGTAACGTTTTTCATCTCTGGGTTTCATGGCTTCCCTACCTTTCGAGTTTCACCACCTCGTCCATTCCGACGATACCCCGCCGGCGCAGACGCTTGATGAAGTTCTTTATGTTCAATGCCTGCTCATAGTAACAGTCCTTTTCGACCTTGACACGCGATTTGCGGTCGCTCTCGACCTTCATGTTCTCAGGATTCAGCCACGAATCGGCCGACACCTCCACTTCCGCTCTCGACGCTGTCCGCGTAACCGTATTGAATTTATAGAGGGTATGACCGGGCACCCGAACCAGTTGCCCGATCAGTTTGTATTCGTTCTGCTTTCGTTCGACGGCCTCGATCTGCGCTTTGGCGATCTTATCGTTCGTCACGCCGTCATATAGGGTCAAGATGTCCATCGTTCTATTTGTTTTCGTAGATCGGCCGCCAACCCAAAACATGCAGATTCTCGAACGTTCTGTCGAGGTCTACGCTCCAGCCAGTCGGGAATTCGTTGACCGCATACCATGCACCCGTTACGAGCGTTGCGCCATTGGGTAACACACACTTCGCAATGACACGCATCTCATCCGTCGGCGGCTTGTTGGGATCATTCCAGCGGGTCAATTCTTCCCGTTCGGATTGTGCACCGGCGATGAAATCCAATTCAGTTGCTTTCTTGTGGCCGACAAAGTCTCTGAACCCACCGCACCGTACTTTTCGCGCGTATGATTTTGCCCGTTCTTCAATCGTTTTCATATTTCGTTCAGTTTATAGCGACCCTTATCATTGCACAGCAACAACCCCTTTTTCACCAGCCGCAAACAGATAGGCGAAGCCCAACTGCTGTGGTGTGTCTCACTAAACCCAAAGGCTTGGGAATGTGCCTTGCCGATTACCGACGGCGACACATAGTCTTTACCTTTCAGGTAGGATATTATCCACTCTTCGCTTTTCGTCAGTTTCATATCTCGTTTAGTTTTTGGATAAATGATCTCAAATCTTCACACAGTACAGGGTGACAATCCCTGCCGATCCCGCCACAACCGTCCTTGTATTCGCAGGAGGACTTGAATACCTCTACCGCTTTTTGCCGCATCAGCTGCTCGGTATCCTGCTCGGCGAGTTCGGCCGCACGGGTCATTGCAGCCCGAAGTTGCCATTTGGCATGGTCTGTCATCTCCACCGTGAGATGATCCATACACCCGTCGATAAATTCTTTTGCTTCTTTGCTTTTCATCATTCACCTCCTTTCAGCAGTTCGGGGTTATCGTGGCGTCTGCCCCTGAATTTAATGTCTTTCATATTCACCTTTATTTTACCGGTTATCTCCGTCACCCTCGATAACACCGCGTTCCTGTCGGCTGGAAAGTTTGTTGAGGTTGGCCCAGCACACATTCTCCAAGCTCCAACCAAACTGTCTGGCAAGACCAGCGCAGAACCACATGATGTCGCCAACTTCGTACATTAGTTCCTCAGCAAGGTACCCCGCATCTTTCGGAGGCGCAGAAAAGACAACTCTGTCACCATCCATACGGATGATCCCTTTCCGTTTCCACTTTGCGATTTTGTCAGCAACCTCCCCCACTTCTGCCATAAGACCGAACAACATGTAGGTGTCATTCTTGCAACTCTCCATGCAGGTCGTCATCGCCCGCTCTTGATACTCATTCAATGTCATATCTGTAACTATTTCGAGATTTTGTCAGAATCTCGCTATTTCAACAACTTCATCTCTTATTACCGAGGCATCTTTGAATGATGGCATCCCTCTTATCGTCGGACGACATCCCCCACTTATCTCGGTCAACAACTATATTCCCAACGTAGTCTCCCGTATTTTTGTAGACCGACACAACTACATCATTGCTGCCTCGTAAGGGTTCTGTAATAAAGAAAGCCATCTTGTCACACATTTAATGGATACCCATTCGTTACCAGCCATTCAATAGTCTCGATCAGTAAGTCTACGAGAGAATCAGAATCTTTCCACCAAGCATGTCCGCAGCAGTTCCCATAAAACAAGCACCAATTGGAACCTGTGGATGTGGTCACGTTAATAGGTAGCTCGTTTCCACGATTATCGTGGAGTATCTTCGGGAGCATCTGTAACAAATCCGCAACCGTGAAAGCGGGAATCAATTCCTCATCCATGACTTTGTATGCCGCATATCGGAAGCATACGTTGTAATCGCCGGTAGGTTTGAACTGTCTCGTCCGTTCATCGAACGTCCAGTTAGGCACCCATACCATGCACGCTCTGTCATCGGGAACACCCAGTTCCAGCAGCCACTTCGACTGTTCGATGCTTGTTACTTGATTTGTCATCCTTTATAGTTTTTGAATTCCACACTCTTGAAAATCGCCCGATGATTGCACCAGCGGGCTAACCGTTTCTGCTCATTTGTCGGCTCGACGTTATTATCAAAATCCCTGTATGGCTGGGCGAACGGGAGTACTCCCAATTTGCGCAAAGCATTGATTCGCTCCAATGCATCATCGACATCTTGAATCAGGCAGTAGACAAAAATCCGATAAGGCTTAACACCTCGACGTCCCAATTCCTTCACACACTCGGCTACCGGTTCCAGCTGTGACATCCGGTCACAGGCAAATCGTATCTGATTCATCCATTTCACGCGGGACAACAAGTCGAGGATGAAGGCGTCGTCGCAAGCCCGACGTGCATCCAGACCTTGATTGAAATCTACGGAGATACCCATACGGACGATCTCCTCGATCTGTTCCAACCCGAAGTCCGACGCCAGCACATTGTTGTCGAGCAGCACGGCGCGCCGTTTGCCGCCGATGAATTCACGAAGCGGCGATGCCGGACGGATCGAGCCCTCCTTATGCGGAACGATGCACCACGGGCAGCGGTTCACGCATCCCCGCGTCAGAAAGCCATAGGCTTCGTCCACTCCGTACAGCGAATAATCCGGACAGCAATGTTCGATCTCGTCGGGCAGCGTCGTCGTGTAGTCTTTATAGCCTGTGCCGGCACGTACGACCTCGCAAGGGTAATAATCCGGACAGTCGGGCGTGAAGGTGAAGACCTTCGACATGTATACCCGATCGTAATGCCCGAACATCGGGTCGGCGAACTCCACCCTATCGCCCTGAGACTTATGCCACGCCGACAACTTCATCAACGCGAGATTCGGAAAATGATGCCCGTCGACATCTACGAGGCCTATTTTCTGCATCGTTCGTATTCATTTATCGTTTCGAATATCCCCAATTCCTGAGCTCGGCGTCGATTCTCGATTTCGATATATTTGGGATTTAACTCGAAGCCGATGGCATTTCGGCCGAGTTTATTGGCCACGATGCGCGTGGTGCCGGAGCCATTGAACGGATCGAGCACGAGGCCACCAGCGGGACACCCCGCAAGGATACACGGCACGATCAAATTCTCTGGAAACGTGGCAAAATGGGCCTCTTTGAACGGCTGCGGGGGAACTGTCCACACGCTTCGTTTGTTGCGCGTCGTTGAAGCCTCCGGCGCTATCTCGTAGTATTCAATCGCTTCCGCACGACCCGAACGATGGAATGATCCGTGCCTGCCTTTCCCCGTGTCCCATCCTGCCGGTTTGCGTTGCCGGATCTTTCCGACGTTCGGGTGGTTAATCAGGTTCTTGCCGTCCTCGAATTTCGAGCCGTTCCACCCTGTCGCTGGTTCTTTGATTGCCTCGGCGTCGAAGTAATAGCGGGGCGACTTGCTGAACAAGAAAATATACTCGTGTGACTTGGTGCAGCGATCCGTCACGCTTTCGGGCATCGGGTTCGGCTTGTGCCAGATGATATCCTGCCGCAAGTACCAGCCATCGGCGCGGAGAGCGAACGCCAGCATCCACGGGATCCCGATCAGGTCTTTGGGTTTGACCTCTCCGCCCTTGAACGCTTTATGGGCATCGCCCGTCCAACTCCCCGCATTGCTGCGCTGCTTCTGACTGGAACGTTTCGTGTCGCCAGCACCTCGGCCGCTACCGGCATAGCTGTCACCCATGTTCACCCATAACGTCCCCTGCGGCTTGAGTGCACGGCGCAGCTGGCGGAACACTGCCACAAGTTGATCGATGAAAGCCTCCGGCGTTTCTTCCAGCCCGATCTGATCGGCTACGCCGTAGTCGCGCAGCCTGTAATATGGCGGCGAGGTGACGATGCAGTCCACCGACTCATCCGGCAGCAATCGTGCCGCTGCAAGCGCATTCATGTTGTAGGTTGTATTTATCTGCATAGCTTTCATTTTATCGGTTATCCCCGTTTCCGTCGATTATGCCGCGCTCGTAGCGGCTAATGACATACGGCAAAACCCGTATTCAATACGCGCCGGCAGAACGGGTCGATCTCGCAGTTGAAGACGTTCGTCCAGCCCGCCCACGCCGCCGCCAGGTCGAA